CTAGTGTAAAATCTCTATCTGGAGCTAACTCAGTGGCAGGAGCCACAGAAATTCCAGTGGCAGTAGCACTGATATTTCCTGTTCTATAAGAGAATTGTCCAAACCTCTTTCTAGTGGTATCTTGTAACACATCATCTGCTACACCTACTACTTGCTGGTATGCAGATTGGTCTACTAGTATTTCTCCATATGAGTCTGTCTCTAGCAACAATACAGTATTAGTGTTAATCCCATGATCTGGGTAAACCTTGATATCGGTCTCACTAGGTAGACTTGACCCATCAGATCTCTCATTCCCACCGACTAATCTATATCCACTATACACACCATCTAACTCAGTATAGTTAGTACACCCTATTAACTCTCCACTCTTTAACTCTAAATTATTTATTGCCTCATTGAGGCCGCCAGTTAAGGAGGTAGCTTTTTGTTGTATCGGTTTAAATTTAATACTCTTTATTTTTGAGGACATAGTTATACCAATGGATTTAGTTTAATCTTCTTATGGGGTAACTGCTCCCTCATAAGTTGCCCCATCATTTCATCAGCCCTTATACTAGCAAATTGAAACATCTCTGAAGAGCTAAAGAATACAGCAGCATTTACTAAACCTCGATACATGATTAAAGTGTGGTAAGCTTGTGGTAGTATAGGTACATCGTTATTATCTATTAATATTTGTGGCTGTTTAAAATAAGCTAAGGATACCTCATATGTATTATCTAGTGGTGTAAAGATTACTGAGTTATCATTTGGCTTAATAGTGAAGTCATTTGGTTCACCGGTTGCAGTAACTTCCGTTCTCTTCCATCTATTATATGAGACCTCTCTTAAAGTCTTATAATCATATATAAAATTCTTTTCATCCCAGTGACCAAAATTATTGTCAGTTGATAGGAATATAAACTCAAGATCATAATTAGTACGAGATGGATCTAAGTTAAGAATAACTTCATCTTGCAAAAACTTCCAGTTAAGTCTATAATTCTGAATATTTACCCAAGCTTCTTTAACCGATTGGGCGATAACCCTAGTATCATTAGAGGCATTAACATTATTAAATGTCCCTTGTAGTCCGAGTGCACCATATACCTCAATGCATATTTCGAGAAATGTCAATGTAATACCTCACTAGTTATTTAATCTTCTTAGGACGACCGGGCTTTCTCTTTTTCTTCTCTACCTTAACTTCCTCTACATAATCACCAAGGTGTTCCATATGCTTAACCCTGAACTTATGAGATGGAACAATACGAATACTGTCATCTATAAATACTCGTACCTTTATTAATTTTTCTCTACTCATTATAACTCCTGGTAAGGGGCACCACAAGGATGCCCCGAATTAATCTACTTAAGCAGGTGTCTCTTTCTTAACAAAGATATTAACCAAAGCTTCTGGACGGATAACCTTAGTACCGAAGACGATAAGAGTCCTAACACCTGTACCGAAAGAGTTTTCAAGGGTAACAGTATCACTCTTGGAAATCTGCATAGCAAAAGATGTGGCCTCTTTACGACCAAAGATAGATTCATAACCTGTATCAGAATCACCATCAGCATTACTATTTAGGTTATTACTAACATAAATATTAGATCCATCAATCTGACCAATCAATCCATTACGAATAACACCAGTCTGATCACCAGTGATGTTGGCTGCCTTGAGGTCACCAAGCTTAAGCATTGCAGACCACCAAGATGGAATGATACCGAAGCGTTCAGTAGAATCAATATTCTGCTCGTCAAGACAGAGGTTAGCCTCTACAATCTTAGTGACAGCATTAGTAGATGTAACCTGAACAGCATCAGTAGTTCCTGGAGTTGCATTACTTCCAAGATCCAAATCACCAGAGAGCAGTCCAGCAGTTGCGCCTTTATTAGAGGCATGTGCTCCAGACCCCATCTCAGTAAGGACAATATCATCAATCTCTACACGGAGACGATTAGCACCATCCTCTGCATACATACTCAGCAGATCAATATCAGTCTGAAGTTTATCAATATCATCACATTTAAATGCGGTGTACTTGGCATAGTCAATAGTCATTGTCTGACTAGCTTCAGAAGGAAGCTCATAAGTGACAGTGCCATTAACTGTATAATCTCCAACAGCAATCTCAGGTGCCTGACGAATATAGATTTTATCACCCATATTCTTGAAGTCGCCCTCATAATCAGTATTTGTCACATCCTGGTATACAGACTTAATCCAGAAATCATAGAGTACCTTGTTTGCATAAAGTTCTGGAACCCAACTAGTTGCATCCCAAGTTCCCTGAGTAGGTGTACCAGTTCTTGTAATAGCCATTTTAAATCTCCTTATTGAGTAATGTTGCCAATAGCAATGGCAGCATCAATCTTATCTGAGAGCTCTTGTCTCAGTCTTTCTTTTCCTCGGTATCGGCCTTTATTGACCTGCGAGTAAAATTCTTTCATATAAGCCATGCTAATAGGCTTATCAGTTTTAGTTGTATTTTCTGCGGTACTTCCTACTGCATTATTTGTAGGGGTAATCTGTTCTTCAAGAGTTGGATTAATAGCAGCGGAAGCCTTTTTAAAATCATTAAAGAATCCAGCAACCCTGCCAACATCTCCACTATGTTCTGCTACTTTGAACAATCGCTCTCTTGTATGTCCAGAAGCAGGATCTAGTTCCCTCATAAAAACTTTAAAAGCAGGATCAACATCAATCTCTGCATAGTCTTCTACGAGATTACCAAGGCCCCTTAAGAAGTCAGTCTGTGATTGAGCACGAAGAGCAAGATCATCTGCTTTAGCTTGAGCCGCTAAGGCCAATCTATTATCTTCTAGCTCCTCCTTTAACGGATTAACAGCAGCATCAATAGCTGCTTGGGTAACTTTCTTCATACTATCAACAGCTTCATTACCTAGGATCTCTGTATCCTCTGCCGTAATAACTCCATCAAAAATATCTTTACCACTCTCATCCATTAACTTACTAACTGTAGCTTTTAAACTATCAATAGTAGTAGTCAACTTAGTAATATCATCTGACCTACGTATCACCTGTTGTCGAAGATCAAAGACTGTAGCATCATGAGATGACTTAAGACCTTGAAACCTCTTCTTCCAGTTAGTATACTTCTTCTTCTCCTTTACCTCTGGTACAACTTCATCAACTAAGTCTGCTACAGGAGTCACATCTTGTGTGAGCTGTATCTCTTTTAGATCATCGGCAACCTCTTCGGTTGGATTGATGATAACACTTTCAAGTGCCTCGATTTCTTTGAGTGCTTTTTCCTGATGATTCATTTATTACCCTTTAGTTTTTAATGTGAGTCTAGCCAGATTACCTAGGTAATGAGTGGCATGTGAGACATTGGTGGTTATTGGTTAATGAGTGATATGATCTTCCTAAATGCTTGCGTCTGGGCTTGGTAGAATCTAGTATTGTTGGCCGACACTACTAGTTTCTCCAAGGATTCATCCTCAAGCATCTTTAGATAAGTTAATAGGGAGTTCATATTACCCTGCTTTATATCTACTTTTAACTTCTGTATCTCTTTTCTATCCAATTAATTAACCTTATCATCTGTAGATAAGGACAAGGCCACTTCTCTGATCTGCATACCCTCTTTATTACTCTCTGTTCTTTCATTTCTAGAGTTATCAGATTCTATCTTAGCAGAGGATACCTGAGCATCTGTCTGTACCTTTAACATATTGGCTTGTCTGTCCTTCTCTTTCTGATCGGTATTAGTTGCAAGCTCAGTAGCCTTAAACTGCTGAGTGTCTGCATGCATCTCCTTCTGACCATTAATCTGAATCTCTGTAGCAGCTAATCCAGCTTGACGGTCAGCTTGTTCTTTTTCAGATTGAGCCTGAGCTGCTGCTTGTGCATTCTCCTCTTTCTTCTTCTGAGCACGTTTAAGGTCAACTGGGCCAGGAACAGGATTAGTATCTAAACCAAGATCCTTACCAATCTCTCTTAATAAGGAGGCCCTACCCTCTACACCCATAAGCTCTTGATCTACAGGATTAGCAGTGATCTGTAAGAACTCATTACGTCTTATCTGTTGTGCAGCTTTAACTGTCAAGGTAGTAGATCCCATTGGGACTACATTAATATCACCAGAGAAATCTACTTTATTCTTATTCTTAATTAAATTATAATAGAACTGAAACTCTACCCTAGGTTTAATTAAGCCTATATCAATGTTCCTGACAGCATCCTTTATAATCTTACTAGCTGCCTCGAGTATTAATGATAGGCCTGACGCTGTTGTAGCTGCCCCTCCTGTATTATGAGTTGGGATAAGGTTATCTACAACATATAGCCTATCCTTAGAATCTACCTTGATACATGTAGCCTCGTTCTTACCTACGTAGTCTAATCCAGTGATGTAAATAGTATGGTTAGACCTCTTCTCTACACGCCTTTCTTCTTTTCTACTTATCTTAAACAGAGGAACAGTTAGATCATTGTACTGGAATGTAATCTTATAAGAAGGTTTATATCTCTCTTTAACGTTAGTACTATAACCTTTCGTGGTTCCTCCTAATGACTTAACTAACTCAATAAAAGTATCTCTGAGCTTTCTTGAAGATGTCGTATATATAAGTCTACCATTCTCCGCACAACATCCATCAGTATCCATGAGTCCACGGAGTAGTTCCAGTCTACACTCTTCAGTATTCTTAAGATAGTCTTCTGGAATAAACTTAGTAAAAGATCCCTTGTCCCATACCTTAGTCTTTTTTAGATCTGTAATGAGACCAAGACAGTTGTGGCATACACTATTCTTTATATGTGTGATTTCATAAGGTATTGCTTCAAATACTTCTAAATCAATGCCAGAGATTTTACCTGTACCTTTACATCCATCTCCTAACCAAGCACCGAGTGTATATGGATCTACTGGAACCTCTTGTTCTATATACTCCACACAAGACGTAGGTGGTAATTTGAACTTAGGTCTGTATCTCACACCATCTTTTCTGAACAAACCTTCCTCAAGAAGCTCTTCTAAAGATTTAGTAGAAAACTTATCATTAGTGGCTACATTCCAGAGATGATCCATAGTGCAATCTACAGATGTATTATTAGAGAATTTTATACTAAAGATATCACATTCACCTTGAGGATAAACACCCAACACATTTGAAGTTGTCCCGTATGTATTACAAACTTTATCACCTACTTCCAACAAAGAGATAGGAACCGCACCAGTTGGTGTCAGAACTTTCTCATAATTAGCTAGACTACTTTCATTTCCATAAGCATACTTAGGTATTCCAGTTACATCATCAGCCTTTAATTCAAACTTCTCATACACAGCTAATAGCTCAGCAGCATTAGATTGTGGCTGGAAGAAGTTAATAGCTCTGCCACCCGACCCAGTTGGATCAGACACAAGCTGAAAGATCTTCATTGGCTTTAGTTCTTCTATGTCACCATCATCTGCAAGTCTATCTATATAGACCTCCATCATAGGGCCAGAAGCTATACCAAGGTTATTAGATAATGCCCTAGCCGTAGCATTACACATTCTCTGTATATCCTGCATCATCTCTGGAAGAGATCTACCAACTAAAGATCCTGGCCTATTATAAAAGGAAGCAGAATAGTAAGGTCTCCGTAGTAAAGGGTCTTTATTAAGATCACACTTAATAACCTCATTACCTACTAAGATTGCTTCTACTTCTACTTCATCAGTATCATCATACTCAAATAGTTGAAGTCCCCATTCTCGCAACTTTGAGACTTGAACAGATCCAAAGAAGTGCAGACCATGTATGATATCCCTATTCATATCATACGCTGTGCCTCTCATCTCCTCTGTAGCCTTAACAGACTCAATACTTGTGTCCAGCCAAGGGGCATATCCATTAACCTCTAATACTCGCTCTATAGCATCAGCCTTGTAAGCTGGATTCTTTTTTAATTCAGAGAGAGTACGACTATTATATCGTACATGTTCAAGTAAGTTTCCCTCTTGTAATGTCTTAGCAGAAGGAGAGAGATACATATCTAGCGGGTCTACCCTTTCATTCATAAAGACATAATCATAATCAACTGTAGGAGTCCCATTCTTCCATTTGAGTCTCTTCTTCTTAGTAACGATAGGACCTTTCATGTATGCAGTTGGGTAAATAACAAAGTCTTCAATAAACTCATTTAAGGCGGCATCCCAACCACCTTCTTGCAACTGGTCTTTAATCTGTTGCTTCATTACCCTAGTCTGGAACTTAGCTTCCTTCTGAATCTCTTCAGCGATAAGAGTAGTGAGATCTCTCTTCTCTTGATTAATTTCTGATATACTCTGCTGAGCCTCGTTTACAGAGGGAGGAGTAGTAGAAGGATTACTCTGGCTCCTTGAATCAAGATGATTGTTGATAGGGTTATTTCCAGTGGATACGTTCTCAATAGATGAGTTAACTGAGTTGTTGATTGCATCTGTCATCTCCTTA